ATGTACTGACTATTCCTTTCCCAGTATCTGCAAATGCGCTTTGCATAAAGTCCAAATCGTCCAAATAAAACGGCTGTCCGCCTTCTCTAAATAACAGTTTATTCATATTCGTATATTTTAAGGACGTAGGTTCGTCCGGCTGGTTTATAATAGTCAATCAAATTTTTAATTTCACCCTCATACGCTGACAGGAACGACGGTATGTTCACCATGTAATTTCCTGAATAGTTTCCTTCACCGCGCTGCTGGATGTATTTTATTTCCGCCCCTTCGCTCCGTTTATGCAGATAGGACGGTATTTGCTCTTCCCTGCGATGATATAAGTACGACTCCTTTCCCGCAATATCAGTGATGTATATTTCCCGGTTTTTCAGGAAAAACCTGTCGTTCAGAACTTTCTCGATATATATCACCTGACCGTTTATATTCAGCTTGTCAATAGCCTGCTTACGGTAACTTTTAAACAGGGTGTAAATGAAGATTAAAGGGAGAAGGAAGATGGATATGATTGCAAATATCTTCCTTTTCCTCAATGACGGACGAAGCACATACTGCGCGTATTTGATAATGTCAAAATCATACCACATAAGTCAGAGAAGTTTCAAGGCTGTTCAGGATGAAGCACCCGGCTACAGCCGTATAGTTATTATTTTTAATTACATTATATTCCGTAGCGGATGACGCTTTCGCAGCACATTCCCCTAGTTCGATATCCAGCACTCCTTCAACCCTCTGTATCGCGTCAACAAGCTTTGTCTTATTGAATTTACCGCCATACTCGATGCCTTTCAGATAATCGTTTATGGCGGCAAGTACTGGCTTGCTGCCATCCGTCAGACGGACACCGGAAGCATTGATAACCATCGGGTCGACTTCTATGGTGGCGTTGATACGGATGTCGTCTGCTTTCATTGATTGAATAGAGAGAATCACCCCGGCAATCTTAATCGAATTCATATAGCTTTTAAATGCCGTTAGAACGTCCCCGGTCAAAGGACATGGAAGCCCGCCTTCGTCTCCGGACACGAGTATCTGAATACTTCCCCCGCGATCTTTGACCGCCACATACTTGACAAGCTGTTTGGTTTCGTCGATAGCGGAATACCGGAACTGGTATTTCTCCGGATCATAGACTAGCGGATCACCATACTGGAAAGCCAATGCACTGCTATGATACCAGCGTACCGTCGGTATGATATTAGCGTCAATCCGTTCCTCCACGTCCGTTTTGAACTGGTCAAACATTTGCTCTATGACGTGCGCTGTTGCCGCAAAAATGTAGAACAGGGTACTTTCTATTGATACGGGAGAAAACACCGAATCAAAGTCGGCATCACCTGTGATACCGTATATGTCACGGATGATGCTGTTAGACATATAGGCGTCCGTCATTTCTTTCTTTATTTCTGCGATTGTTCTAGCCATTACTTAAATTGTTCGGTAAATTGTTCTGTGAAAATTCTCAATCGTATTGCATTTGATGCAGTTTCAGAAGTAGCCGGGCAAACGGAGTTCCGCTGACAATAATCAGCCAGTTCGCTGTTATATACCTTCTCCGGTGTTTCGATTTCCTGTCCGGCTTGAAGGGTGTCTGTTATGCTCATATCGTTTGCCTTTGCAAGCATAAATACCGCTTCGATTGTACCATATTCCTGCACGGCTATATCCAGCAGGGTTTGCCCGGCTTGTACTACTGTTTTCATTACATTTTTATAATTTTATAAAGGTATAGAACTAATACGATGCATGATATTACAGTTATTGTCGTCATCCACGGGGGAATGTAAGCAACCTCTTCAACGACCTTTGTATCATTCTTCTCCCGCTTCTCCAGTTGTACCTTCAATGTCATCAGGGTTTCCTGAATCTCTTGAATTTGCACCTGTAACTGTTCGTTATATGTTTCTTTCTCCTGTTTGGTGGACGTTCCTGTCGCTGTCTCCGTCGAAGTCGGGTACTGTTTCCCAGTCGAATCCGGTGGCGAAAGGTTTGTCTTTTGCCAGTTGAAATTCATCTGCTGCATCATTTCCATAATTCGCTCGACGTTCTTGTTTACGTCAACTTGCGTTTTGTCGGTGGACGTTTCTTCCTTTTCCGTCTGCTTTTGCTCTGTGCTAGTCTGATGGACGGTCGTGTCAATCTTCGACGAACGACAAGAACAGAGAGACAGCACCACGATTGCGAATAGAAAAATGAGTATCTTTTTCATGGTCGAACGATTACAGGTGATAAAAATGAGGTGAATTCACTCTTTACATCGAAGCAGGGACATTCTTTCATCCACTCGCATTTTTCGACGATGCCGTTCCCGTTCTTGTCCGGACTGGTATCGCGATGTCCGAGGATATCAATAATGTCGTGGCGGTGGCAGATGTCCTGAACGAGCTCGCGCATCGCTTTCTTCTGTGCGTCCGTCCGGGTATCCTTTGCCTTGCCGTTCTTATCCAGTCCGCCCTCATAGCAGATACCGATTGAACATCGGTTATAACTGGTTTTCTCACCGGGAACGATAAAGTTATCATGTGCCCCGATTTCGTTTTCCGCACGCATGGGAATCACGCGACCGTCTTTCCGGATATAATAGTGGTATCCCCATTTTCCAAAGCCACGGGCTACGTGTGAATCATTAATTTGCTTCTCTGTGAAATCTTTGTCCTCGCGTGTTGCAGAACAATGAATGATAATGTATGTAGGTTTATTCATCTTTCTTTTCCTCCTTATTTTCTGTTTCGTCTTCTCCTTGAATGTATTTCTTATACTTGCATTTATACCTGTAATCAACTCCGAAGAGTGCGCCTGCAAAAGTCGAAACTTCGCCATAGGCGACTAAAACCGAGTTGTCAATCTGTCCCGTAGGTACTACCCAAAATCCGCAAAACAGCAGGATCATTCCGGATACGGACAGGAAAACTGCGATCCATAACTGTACGTGTAGTCTTTTCATGATACATACTTATAAAATCAGGCGGAAGACTATCCACACCAGTAATATGACCGCATCTGCCAACAATGCTCCGCGTACCGTTGCCCGGATATCTGTCGTGTCCGGAACATCGTCTTTCGATTCCTTCCATTTACCAGCCAGCCATGCGGAGACAGTTCCCAAGACCATGCCACCCAATACGCTAAGGAAGCTCACCCCAAACAGGAAAACTGATGCTACCACGCACACCGCTAAAATGAGCATCCCAATCAGTCCGTGAATGATTTTATCCACTCCGAACTTTTTAATCAAATCGTTACTTGCTTTCATTTTCGTTAATTTAATCGTTAGTAATTTCAATATTTATTTTGTCCACCAGTTCCGAATAGTCAATGCCTGCCCGTTTCAGGTGGACTTTCATTTGTTTTTCAATGACTGTTTTATTAGCCTTTGAACGTATGTATCGGATCAGGTTTGCTCCAAGAACCGGGTCTTCCTTCAATTCTCCCTGATTCAGTTCCAGCACTATTGCCGCGTTTTGAATCAGGGTATCACCGACTGCAAATCCGGTCAGTTTCCCGTCTGTCGCTGTATGCGGAGCAATCCTGATATCACCGTCTTTATCAAGTAATAGTCCTTTCATTGTTTCACCCTTTCGTTTTCAATATCCTTGACTTGTGTTTCCTGCAGGGACTCCGTAAAATAGGCGGACAATGCTGTTTTCAAAGCCGATCCCCCGTCGTTCGGAACAGGCGTCCAGCCGGACAATTTCTGTTTCAGCGAATTGATGTCCTTTTCTATCAGGTTCAGCCGTTCCGTCAGTTCACCGACTTTAACCAGTCCGCCCAATGTCCCGCCATTCAGCACTATTTCGTCCACTTCGTCAGCGGAGATCAGGAAGGTGTCAGTCTCCTGTCCCTCAATGATCCCGACCAGACAAATCGTTCCCGGTTTCGGGTAGATACATAGTCCCCCCATTCCCAACTGGACGTTATAGTATTCAAGCTGGTCAACGACTCCCGTCACGTCCATTGTCCTGCCAGCCTTATCAACCGTGTCGACTGTTACCCAGCGCAATTGCGCCTGTTTTGCACCGTTTATCCGTCTTTCAAATGCGTCACGTAGTTGTTCATCCGTTGTCATTCCGCACGCCCTCCCAGTTCTAATTTTTGCCTGTACGTCGCATCGTCACTGAAATCCTTTGTCACTTTCTCAACATAATAGCATCCGTTCATTTCCGGAGTCACTTCACTTTTAAGGTCGATTGTCATTCCGTGATGGACGACAGGTACTCCAAACAGTTCGACACCTCCGCGATACTTCTGTTTTTTAAGGCTTTCATAAAAGTCCTTTGCAAACTTCTTCAAGTCCTCTACCTTGATAGACTTTCCCTTCTCATTGTAGGTAAGGTTATAAACCTCACTTCCTTCTACCCCGGCTTTTGCTTCAAGTTTCTTGCCGCCAGCACCGATGCTGACGACCTTGACCTGAAACTCACCGTTCGTTTCGTTCAAGTCCTGACTGACAGCGTTTTTTTCCAGTACGATCTTCACTTTTTCGGTGTCGACCTTTTCGGAATAGACATTTCCGCAATACAGGACTTTACCGATGAAATAGCAGTGAAGGTTAGTCTTTTTCCGTATGTCGTCAAAAATTTCCGCAACCGTTTTGGATGAATACCGTACTGCTCCAAGTTCCGCGTCATAGTTCGTTTTCACTTCATAACCTTTGGCAACATCTGCCAGCAGCTTCTTCAGCGTGACATTCTTTGCGGAATAGGATACCGTCTTTCTTTTTAGTTTGTACATTTCATCCTCGCACCGGATCGTCACCGGGACACCCCAGCCGATTAATGAAATATACCCCTCAAATTCCGTGTACAGGTCACCGTCATATCCGAGTTCAATTTTCACCTGATCCCCGGCAGACAGCATTTCCTTCAGGTCTTTTCCTGCAAAGTATTTGATACGCCTGGGAAGTCTTATTTCAGCCGAATCCGTCAACATCTTCCATGAACTTTCGATGTGAACCGACGATATCGCATGAATGACCAGTTCCTCGCGTTTTTCGTTTGCCGGAAATATGATCCGGCTGCACATCATATAGCTCATAATGTCAATTCGTAAGGGTTGTCACTTGTCGCCTCTATCGTGAAGGGGACTACGCTGCTGTTTCCCTGAATCGGGTTGAACGAAAGGTTATCAATGACAATGGAATAAATATCCTTGTTATTGAAGATACTTCCCGTCACTCCGATCGCTTCCGTCACTTTGCGGAACTTATTAAGAGCGTTCACCTGTTCGGCTACCGTCTTATAACCGTCCCGGCTTTTATCGGCTATGCAAAATCCCCGGATGTTGATTTTCCAGTCATCAAGCCCGTAGATTTCTTTCACAGTCCCGTGAACGCCCAAAACTTTAGTCTTCGAGCAGTTCATGGAGCGCGAAAAATCAACGATAGTTGCATAGGGCATCGGAAAACTAGCCATGTTCATCGTACCGCGTGAGCCGTCCGGATTATAGGTGCTGTATTGCTTGTTTCCGTCAAGGGTAAACGTTCCGATCACCGGAGTCCCCATCCAGCTATACGCTTCGGCATCGGCATCCGGAATGGTTGTCACTCCGGTATATTGTCCCGGATCGTAATCCTGCAGGGTGCGTCCCCACGGAAGATAAATCGGGGATGAGATTCCGAAAACTTCCGTGAACAATGCACCAATATTTAACGCTGTATTTCCTGTCATAACTTTATCCTATTGCTGGTACTGTATCGGTTATCACCGCTAAAATTTCCCGTTTTACTTTATCTGCAATTTCCCGTACATCCGCACCACCCGCGACACGGAAATTATTATTGAATGTCACGTTCATGGTGATGTTTTTAACGCTGCTTCCGCCTTTTCCGCCAAGACCGGTCTTCCCATCAGTAGCCTTTGTTCCTCCGGTTGCCAGTACGGTTTGCCCGTTGACCGGAGACAAAGGGGAATTCAGGTTAAAACTGGTATCTCCTTTTTTCTCTCCGTCTTTAGGGTGTGACTTTTCCCAGTCTGCCATGCCTTCTTTCCAGCCATCTGAAAATGCGCTGCCAACCTTTTTACCCCCTTCAAGTGCTTGCTGTGACAGCCTGTCCCAAACATCGCTGAAATGGAAATCATCATCAAACCAGTTTGCCGGGTTTATGACATCGACAATGGCTTTCATCACGTTAAAAATGAACTTATAGTATTCCGTGAAGATTACTTTTATAAAGTTCCACAAGGCATAGAAGAAGGCGCGTACTCCTGCAAACTTATTCCAGAGAAAAGCGACCAGTGCTGTAATGGCAGTGATTGCAAGTGCTATCCATCCAATAATCGGAATACTGTAAATTGCGGTGGATATGAGAGCCGAAGACGTTACTGTTGATACGACCATTTTTGCCATGCCAGCCAGCCATGCAATCGATGATTTGATAGAGACAAGAGTCATGATTTGCCCGATAGACCACGCGACAGTTCCGAGCGTCACCAATGCCCCGACAAGGACTCCCAGCACTTCAAGAACTGGCGCAATAGGCTCTACAAATTCAAAGAAGCTGATTTTCAGATCATCAATAAACGCTTGCATTCGTTTCTGCTTTTCGGCATAGGTATCCATTTGTTTGCCTGCCATATCGACTGCCGAAGTAGAACCCTGTATTGCTTCTGTCCATGTATCGATTTGGTCTACACCATCAATCAAAGCCATTGCCGAAGCAAGGTTTTCACCACCGAACAAGGCGGACATGATTGTCGCATTATGCATAACCGGAGTCAGGGCACGCAGGCGGTCAGTCAGTGAAAGGGACTGGTTTTGCATCGTTTCAATACTAACCCCGGCTGCTTTTAACTGCTTGACCGCATCCGTAGTCGGAGCCTGTAATTTGACTATCGTATTACGCAAGGCAATACCGCCTTCAGAACCTTTTTTCCCCGATTTATCAAGCAGCTGGATTACAGCGTTCGTTTCAGCGAATTCAACACCGAATGTTTTTGCAACACTTCCCGTTTGTTTCAGGGCTTCAGCTACTTCTTTAATTTCGGCAGAACCTTCGACAGTTCCAGCCGCCATGATGTTCATATAGTCCGTCATGGTTTGTGCAGCCTTCATCGGATCGTCGAGCGAAACCTTATACTGGTTCATGGCGGTGGACATGGCGGCAGACGCTCCGGGAACATCATTCTGCATCGTCTTACTAAGCGTCATTACGTTATTCGACATGATTTCGAGCGCGTCCGGTGCTTTTTTCAGTTCCGGAGTAATCTTTGAAAGCAAGTCCTTGTAAACGCCCATAGCGTTTGCCGCATCGACACCGAATACTTTTGCCGTATTCCGGGCTTTGTCAGCAAGAGCGTCCAGTTCTTTGCCTTCCATATTGGTGATACCGGACATTTCAGCAACGGCAGTTTCAAAACGGATACCTGGTTCGATAGCGTCGTTAAAGGAATCACGGATATTGTCGACACCTTCCTTTAACTGGTTGAGAAAGAACATTCCTTTTCCCAGCCCTTCCAGTTTCCCGGCTGCTTTCCCCGACGTTTCTCCAAGACGGTCGACCACTTCTTCCGTGTCGTCGATTACCCGTGTAGCTTCCTCGGCTGCATCGGTCGCGGCATGTAACGGAGAGGTGATCCTGTCAACCAGTTCCAATATCCATTGAGTCACTTGCATTGTCTTTTGAGAATAATCGGTTTACTACTTTAGCGACTGCATTATGCACCACTATTTCAAATTCTTCCAACTCCGTTTTCCGCAACATGCGGTATTCGGCATAGAGCCGGAGCCATTCATCTTCGTCCAGTTTGTCCGGAACGTCGACACCATATACTTTTTTCAAAATGGCATCTATTCCCTCGACAAGACTGAACGATTTTGAATATTCCTCTATGCTTTGCTGATAAAAGCCGCCTGACCAGCGATTAACTGCCCAATGGCGGTCAAAACTGAAGTATAGACGGCAGAATCGTCCAACGCTTTCATATTACCAGCTGCCACGCAGCTCCGGATCAGGATGTCATTCGCTTCTTCAAGGTCGTCCTTTTTCTTCGCCATTGCCAACAAGATGTTTTTGCTCGGACGGACAATCAGGTAGTCATAACGTTCGTCTTCATCCACCTGTACGGTGACATGTTTCAGTCGTTTCCCGTATTTCGTTTTCAGTTCTGCGTGCTCTTCTTCCTTGAAGTCAACGATTAGAGCCTTTTCTTCCGCTGTCAGTTCCTCGTAAGGCTTTCCAGCCTTGATTTTCTTATCTTCCATTTTTAAAAGTCTTTTAAACGGTTATTAAACTACATTGCTACGTTCCAGTCGATGTGGCTGGGAAGAAGGGTGAATTGTGTAGCAATGCTTTTATCACCCTGCTTTACGTCTACGCCATTGTCTACAAATTCGACGTTCCGGATTACGTCTTTTACAATAAGTCCTTTATACTCATACATGACCGGAATATCAAATGGTTCTATATCCGTGAGACGCTTTCCGAAACCGAGTGCTAACTGCAAGGCGTTCACCTCTTCTTTCAGAAGGGTGATCGATGCTTCAGCCTTATAATTCCCCTCACCGCGACCGACGGGAAATTCACCAGCACCGTAAATGTTCTCTTTCTCTTTGCTGTCCTTGTAGGAAAGGGCTGTAATACCTTCTACCTGACGACCGAGCATGACAACCTTGACGCTGTTCCATCCGGCTATTTTCCCGAATTTGTTGATTAATGTTCCTAACAATCCCATATTTTCAGATTTTATTCGTGAAACCCAAATCAATCTCAAACTCATGTACAATACCGTCTGCAACCAGTCTTACTTTGATGTTAAAAGCCTTGTCACTGACAGCCATCTGTTTGGGGTTGATGTAAATATCGAAGTCCGCAATATTCTCCGAATTGACCATGCTTTCCAGTGCGGATTTGACAAGCGCGTCCCAACTGCTGATCGTGGTGTTACTGATATATCCGGTTGACGGATCAGCCTTCACCTTGCTTCTTACACGAGGCAAAAGAGTCGTGCGGATGATACGTGCAGCCTTGTTCCAAACAGCGTTATATTCTATGTAAGCATAGTCGCTGTCGGCTTCCGTACAAGTACATGAATTGCTGAAGAAGAACCCGGCATACCCTTGAAAGCTACCGACAAAGTTATACCCTTTGCCTGTCAGATTTTTCTGGTCGGATACGCTCAACTGCGAGAAGGGTTTGCCATTGCTCAAAGCCGCGTCCAGCCAAAGCCCGTTCAGTTTGTTAGTCAATGGATAGTCCTTTGTTCCCTTTGCTGTCCGTGGGTGGTTTTCAATATCGACGCTGCCCATGTTTTCATGTACATAGCGGACAGATAACATTCCGAGTGCGCTGCCGACGGCAGCATGTGTCCTGTACGCTTCGTCCTTTGCTGCCTGTGCCGGATCTTGTCCTATCACGACAGCGACATTTTCAGAGTCCAGCTTCCGAAGATCGACAGCATCATTAATGGCATTGATATACTTACCGACCCCTTCCAATACTACCACATCGATATACAGGTGGTCTTCCCTGAATTTATTGACCATCTTCTGTGTCTCTTGTACGGCTACAGTGATTGTCTCGTCCGCAGTCAGTGAGCAGATACCAATGGTATTTACTCCGTTGATGGTACGCACCGCATTGACAAAATCTTCTTTCGTCAGCAGGCTTGACACCTTTTCAGACTTCGGAACTAGCATAAGATACAGTGAACGTTCCGGAGACAGGCGGAAGACTTCGCTGGTATGATAATGCACCAGTTCCTTGTTTTCAAGGTCGATGGTATCGTCCCATCCCAACGCTTCCAAATCAGTGATATCGTTCAGGGCTTCCGGCTTGTAATACTCAAGCTTTCCGATCTCCGATCCACCGACCACGAGCAAAATGACGCGGTCGCTGGTATCGGTATCCCGTACCAGCCCGCCATTCACTTTGTTAATTGATACTCCTGTAAAGTTTCCCATGATAATTGTTATTATACAGATTTTGCTGATAGAATCGCACCAACACCAAAGTCTTCGATCCGGTCAACGATACCGTAGGTTTGAGTACGATACTCACTCGTCGGGCTTTTACTACGTGTGTCGGTTGTCTCCGGACGATACAATGATTTCACGCTTTCAAGGTGATAATACGTATTCGGAGCATAGAAAAAGGTACTCGCTTGGAAGTCCGTTTCAGCAGACACTTTGACTCCTTCAGCTACTTTTTTCGCGTTGTCCGCATTATAGAAAGGACAGTCGTTGTTCTCAAAGAACTTAATACCCATAAAACCTTTCGGTTTCATAGTAACCGGGTCAATATAGAATGTTCTGTCATAGAAATACTTTGATGCATCTTTATCGAGCATTAGGTCACCCATGTGTAGTGGAGAAAGCACCATATACAGGGCATCGGTAATAGGGAGATTCCACGTCTTGACCAGTGTTGCAAAATCAACCAAGTCTTTATAACACAGTCTCACACGTCCATGAATGTCCTTTTCACCTGATGTCCGGATTACGGGCATTGCTTCTTTGGTATCATCTTCCGGAGCAAGTTTATGTAATACGTGGTTACGGATACCGACTTGGAAAGCCTCATTGTGTTTTACACGAATAGACGCACGCTTGTCAAATGCAAGATAACGGATTTCGTCATCTGTACATGATGTCGGTTCTGTATCGTAAATCTCCCAGGGAACTATGATATTTTGTCCTGTCATAGCTTTGGGAGTAAAGTCTTCCGTGTTATTCACGCGAAAGCCTACATTGTTAATTAACTTATTTCTGCGTACACCGTCTGCTGCTAAAGCTGCGGCAGGGACAGAACCCAAAACTTGCATAAAGTCAGCTTTGTAATTACGACGTTCGATCAGCAATTGTGGATCGACGTACTTGTTCAAATAAAAACCGTCTACTGGTTGTGCCATATTCTTTTTTTTAAATGGTTAGTATTTTATTTTCCGTTACGCTTTACGTAGTCATTCAAAAGACGTTCGTATTCAGCCGGATTTTTCTCCATGATATTTTTCAAAGCCTCCGGATCGTTTTGAAGGTCTTCGAACTTTTTGTTTGTGGTATCCGTCAGGCTGGGGGCATGAACTTCCGGCATTTCCACAGGTTTGATGGCATCAAGCAGCTTCTTTGCGGTATCGAAGTTGCTGGTCAGGTTCGCTTTCCAATCGTCGCGTACGTCAGCAGTGATCCTTTTTTCCTTGATAGCTTTGTTCAGGACGTTCTCGATCTCCTGTTCCTTGCGTTCCTCTTCTTGTCTTTCGAGCATTTCGACGCGGTCTGCCTTACGTTTCCACACGTCTACCTGCGCGATAAATTGTGCTTCCGTGGAGTTTGCGTCCATTCCGAAGCGGGAAGTCAACATTGTTAAATCCATGTCATTTTTTGATTTTTCGTTATTAATAGAGTCAGTAATCTCAATTTCACCTGTGTAGCCGCAATTGGTAATCATTTGTGCCGTAGCCTTATCCACCTTTGCCTTGCTTGTTACTTCCGTCACAAAGCCATTTTCCTTTGCTTCCTGTGCGCTCATCCAGTAGTCACCTTTATCCCATGCGTCTCTGATTTTTTTCTTGTCGGTACACTTGGAAAGGAAAGCGTTCAGGTAGTGGTCATTCAGCTTGCGCATGACCTCCAACGTAGACTCAATATCAGCGACTTTTCCGCATGCACCCCCGCTGACTTGGTGAATCATAAAAAGTCCGTTAGCGGGCATAGAAAATGACGTGCAGTTAATAGCGACGTATGTTGCCGCACTGGCTACCAGTGCACCGCCTTCACCTGTAATTTTGCCGGGAAACCTCTTGATCACGTTCACGATCTCATTAGCTTCGAAGCATTCACCACCGGGAGAATTGATATAGATGTGCACGTCTTTGATTCCTGATTTTATCAGTTGCTCAACCTTAGAAGTGAATTCCGCTTCCGTCTCCCTCCATTTTGATATCGTGCCTTTGAGTTCAATCCGGGCACGTCCGTTTTCCGCTGTTGCAGTCAGATTCATTTTCGCGATATTTAAAATTTCATGCTGCAAAATTGAGAAAGGAAAGGCGGGTACGGAAAAAGCGTTTTCATCTTGGAAAAAAAACAGTGTTAACAAGGACGTATTTTTTCCAACTTGGAAAGAATACGCTCCAACATGAAAAGCCATTTTCCACAGGTGGTGTTGAAATCTGACCTTTGCTTGCGTAAAAGAAAGGAAGCGATATGCCAAGCAAAGAGTACTACCGTAAATTAAAGAAAGAGGCGCATGACCTTTATGTAAGGGATGGAATGATGTGCAAGGAGATTTCCGAACGTATCAACGTGTCGGAAAGGTCTGTATCAAATTGGATCAATGAGAATGACGCACTTTGGAAAAAAGAACGCCAAGCGTCCGTCATTTCATCAAAGAAGCAAGGGGACAACCTGAAACAAATCATCAACATTCTTGCGGATCAAAAACTGGAGCTATTGCGCATGATTGACGAAGCTATTGCAGAAGGTGATAGTGATAAGGTGCTGGAGTTACGGAAACAGGCGGCAGGACTGGACAACAGTGTGGCGCAATGGGGAAACCAGCTCAAAGAAGTGGATAAAAAGAACCGGATAACGCTGGCTATATACATTGATGTAATGGGCAGGATATTCGATGCGATGAAGGCATACAATGCCGAACTTTACTTCAAAACACTGGACTTTCAGGAGAACCACCTTTATGAAGCCGCAAAAATGTTGGGATAATGAAAGTCGAAGATAGCAAAGCCCTCAAAGAGTATCAGGAGAAGCTAAAGCGTGCGCGGTGCACAGGTAACCTGATTGATCCGGACGAATCACTGACAGTTCGGATGAACCGCATACAGCGTGCAAAAAGTGATGTCAAATACCTTGTCGAAACTTATCTTCCCCATTATGCAACCGCAGACTGTGCGGACTTTCAAATCGCGCATGCCAACAAGGTAATGAACGATCCTATTTACAAAGGCTATGCGGAATGGGGACGCGGACTTGCAAAATCGGTATGGAACGACGTGATTATTCCTTTATGGTTATGGATCAATGGCGAGACGCATTATATGTGTATCGTTTCCGATACGTTTGACCGAGCGTGTGACCTGTTGGAAGATATACGTGCGGAGTTCGAAGCAAACGAGTTACTGAAGCATGATTTTGGCGAACAGTATAATCCCGGATATTGGGAGAAGGGAAACTTCGTCACGATGAACGGGTTTATTTGCAAGGCGTTCGGTGCGAAGCAGAAGGTTCGCGGACTTCGTAAGGGTGCACACCGTCCCGACTTGTGGGTAGTCGATGACTTGGAGACACCGCAAACAATTAAAAATAACCGGATGCAGGATGATTATGCGGACTGGATTGAAGCGGACGTACTGGCAACCATGACGGGAAAACGCAGACGTCTGATAGGTGCAAACAATCGTTTTGCGTCCCGTATGGTACAAACCATTCTTAAACAACGGCATCCCGATTGGGACTGGCACTTGGTAAGAGCCTACGATCCGGTAACGTATGAGCCTGCGTGGAAGTCAATGTATTCCGCACAATTCTATCGGCAACAGGAAAAGGATATGGGTATTCTTGCGGCACATGCGGAGTACAATCATGTTCCACTTGTCAAGGGTAAAATATTCAAGCCGGAAATGGTGAAATGGGGGAAGCTCCCCGACCTGCACACAATGAATGCAATTGTGGCACATTGGGATATTGCGTATGCCGGAACAGATACCAGTGACTTTAATGCCTGCAAGATTTGGGGACGACACAAGAATGATTTTTGGCTGATAGACGGATTCGTAAAGCAGTCAAAAATGAAACTCTGTGTACAGTGGATGTGTATGAAACAGGCTGAATTCAAGGCAAAGGACATTATTTGCTTTTGGCAGTATGAGTCCCAATTTTGGAACGATGAAGTTAAACGTATCATAGGGGAAGCAGAGGCGGAAACAGGCGTAGAGCTGAACCTAGTCCCGGTACAGACTCCCAAAACAACGAACAAGATACTTCGTATGATAAGCATGCATCCATATTATCAAAATTCCCGGATGCATGTGAATGAGGAACTGAAGTCAAATCCGGACGTCGCAGTCGGTTTGAAACAGTTGTACGCTGTTGAACCCGGAATGACGGAACACGATGACAGCCCGGACGCGGACGAACAGGCTGTGAAAAAGCTGGAGATATACACTGATCCTCCGCAATCAGAAGATGAACCTGCAACACGACCGTGGAAAGCAGGAAGGTATAAACGTAAATACACTTGGTAACTATGAAGTATATCAACATGGATGACCTGACAACCGTCATACAGAATCGGTTGCTGGTTGAAAGTATCGAAAAAGATGAAGAGGTTTTGAATAGAATTGAAGACCTCGTTATCAGTGAAGTTGCCGCTTACATAAGCGGTCGTTATGACGTGAAAAAGATATTTGGTGTTCCACCAATCCGGACGGGATTGTTAACCCGGGTTATATCATGTATTACCGCCTTTCGTGCAGTAAACCGGAATGCAGCCCGCAAAACGGGAAATAACCCGTTATCAGACATGAATGATTGGGCTGACCTTATGCTTACCAAGTTGCGCGACGGAATTATGTCGCTGCCTCCTGAAATACCTTTGATAACAGACGAGGAAGGCAATGTTGAATCTCCCATTCTGTTTGGTCACACACGGAACAATGGATGGTTTCTTTAAAAAGTTTTTAAACCGCTTTTAAAAGGTATGTTATGTACAAAAAGTTAAGAGAAATATTCAACTGGTTTCAAATGAAGGCTATCCGACGAATGAATGTCAGGAACGTAATCAATGAATATTATTATCGGATGGATAGCAGTGGAACAACATTGTCGGGTGCTGCTTATAAAAGGCAGGCTGTTGTCTATCGGGAAAAGACCATTGATGACTGGATCATGTCAGTGACTTCGGCTACCGATCCGGATGATCCGCGACGTGGCTTGCTTTATAGGTTTTATCAATCGTTATATAACGATGAGCATCTACAAACGACAATCGACAATCGTGTGCTACCAGTACAACAGGCGGAATTCAACCTTGTCGATGACAATGATAATGAGGACGAGGAAGCGAAGAAGCTGCTGAATCGTCCGTGGTATCACCAATTAATCCGGATATGTTTCCTACACCAGCTACAAGGCGTATCGTTAGCCGATATTTCACACCTTGATGAAAATTTAGAAATTAGCCATGTGGAAGAAGTTCCTATGTCCAACTATATCCCGCAACAGATGATTATCGTAAAAGAAGAGTCTGACAAAACAGGATGGTCATATAAAGATGGTGCGCTTGAACCGTATTATGTACAATTCGGGTCACCGTGGGCACTAGGTATGCTCAATGAACTGGCAATTATCATTCTTGCAAAAAAACTTGGGATGGGATCATGGATGAACCATATAGAAAAGTATGGTATTCCGCCCGTTTTCGTTACTTCGGACAGGCAGGATAAAAAGCGGCTGGACGAACTGTTTGAGATGATGCAGGATTTCCGAAATAATTTCTTTGCTGTACTTAGCGGAAACGAAAAGGTCGAATACGGCAAGGAATCCGGAGGAAATGCGGTAAATGCATACTTACCCTTAGAAGAACGATGTGACAATCAAATTAGTAAGCGTTTGCTTGGTCAAACTGGAACGACCACTAATGGAGCATGGGAAGGAACGGCAGAAGTGCATGAACGTGTTGAAAAGTCCCGCCATGAATATGACAAGATGCTTTTCCAGTTCTATTTTAACTATATTATCATTCCTAAACTGGTAAAGATAAGTCCGGTATATAAACCGCTTGAAAGGCTGAAATTAAAGTGGGACGACACGGAAAGTTTGTCTATCACAGAATATATCGAAGCGATTAACAAACTGGCTTATACCTTTGATTTTGATTGGGAACTGGTTGCCAAGAAAACAGGACTTCCGATCATTGGTCAAAAGAAAAATCCCGGTGGTGAGCAGCAGGGAGGAACACTGCCGAATCACCCCCAAACAGACCCTCAAAAAAAAAAGACCGAACCGGACGATGAAGCGGTAACGTCACCCGTCATGGAAGCCGGGGAGTATGATTTCAGCGGCATCATCGGCAGGGTGATGAAACAAGTTTATGAGCGCAAGGTCAAAACGGGAGATATCGACGAGGAATTATTCAGGAAGACATACGAGGAACTGAATAAGAAGGCGGCTGAAGGATGGGGAAAAGATGACTATGATGATCCGGAACAGGCAGAAGAACCTCAACGGATACGTGACAACTTGTTCAAGTTCTCCGGAGCGAAGACGTATCAGGAAATTAAGGAAATGAATGACGCTCTTTACGACGAAAAAGGCAAAAAGCTATCTTATAAGGATTTCCGGGAGAAAGCACTGGCGATCAATAAGGATTATAATGAAACCTATCTTCGGACGGAATTTGAAACGGCAGAAACAAGTGGCAGACGCGCCAGTGAATGGCAGGAGTTCAAAGCGAACGCAGATATCATGCCTAACCTGAAATATGTAACTGCGGGGGATGAAAGGGTACGAGAGTCACATAGGATACTGGATGGCGTCGTAAAACCTATTAACGACTCGTTTTGGCTGCGGAACTACCCGCCCAACGGGTATCGGTGCAGGTGTTATGTCGAGCAAACGGATGAGCCTGAAACCCCTGCCACCCCTGTCGTGACGATACCGGATGCCTTTGCAAATAATGTAGGGCAATCCGGTGAAATATTCACTGTCGCTCACCCGTATTTTTCAATGCCTGACGAGCACTTGGAAAAAATAAGGAAAGAGACGGAAAGAAGCAAATTATACGCTCCTTATCATAACGATCCGGAGTCGAAAGTACTAATCAGCGACTTTGCCGATCCGAAAGACTTGGTGAAAAATGTCGAAAGCGCACGGGTGATTTCAAAAGAGCTAAAGATGAAAGTTAAAATCCGCCCACATATCAACGAGGATGGGGTAAAGAACCCGGAATATTTGATTAACGAAAAGCTGGCAGACCTGAAGAACATTCAGGGACTAGGCGGTATCAAAAACGGGCTGGACAGTTCACGTAAGCAGCAATGTGAGTACACGGCTTTTAACCTTGATGCATTTGAAAGTCTCAAGCCCGAAATGGTGCAGAACAAGTTAAATGGGATATATAAGCTATATGGGGACAAGTTCTCCGGACAGCAGATGATATTCATTTATAGTGGGAAGGCTGTGAAGGTATCGTGGAAAGACGTGAAAGCCGGAAAGGTTACCAAGCTCTTAAAAGAACTTCAGGAGTGACAGCCGAAACTGACACTCCTGAAGGGAGTTCTTGACCTGTTACAGCCGCGAACATTGCAAATATACAATTTTATTTTGAAATACAAATGGAAAGGACTGAATTACCTGATTTTTTCAAAGAATTATCCATGCTGGTAGAAGATGCGCACCGCTATGCGAAAGTTGCGGGTGTGAACTTCTTCAAGCAGAATTTTCGCAGGCAGGGGTTTCTTGACACATCACTGACACCGTGGGCAAAGAGATCGCTCACTATTGGTTCGGATCGCGGTGTATTGATACAAAGCGGAAAACTTCGCGACAGTATCCATGCAGTCAGTCGAGGAATAGACCGCATTACTTTTCAGACTGATCCGCTGTCGTATGCCAAGATTCACAATGAAGGTGGATATATTGTCGTAACGGAGCGAATGAAGCGTTATTTTTGGTATTTGTATATGAAGTCGACCGGAGCAGTGCAAAAGAAGAAAAATGGCGAATTACGGCAAAACAAAGCTAATGCACGGCTGTCTACAATGGCTTCCTTTTACAAGGGTATGGCACTTAAAAAGGTAGGCAGTAAAATAAGGATTCCCAAACGTCAGTACATGGGTGAATCTGCCACATTTATGAAGCAGCTGGACGCATGGATAACATCGGAGATTGACAAACGATTCTCAAATATTTAATCAATATAATTATGATTTGGACAGACTGTTACAAAGAACTGGTTGAAATAATCCGGGGCAAAAATGAGTTCCTGGCATCTATCCCGGATGAGTATTCCGAGCTAAGGGAACAGATGGAAAATACACCAGAGATTGAACATATTGACATGTGGCATGAGCAGGTCAGTTTTCTCGATGAGGAACATCCGTTCCCGTCTCCGGCTGTATTCATTGAATTTAATACACTAGGCATCGAGGACGAAGGGTTACTCGTTCAACGGCTTCACACACAGATTGATTTCCGGCTGTTTTACGAAACCTTTTCCGATACCTGTGAGGGTGCGGCAATGCAGAAAGAGGCGTTGTCCTTCCTTGATCTGTTGACATTGCTGGGGATGATGCTACACGGGAAATCGGGAAAGAACTTCGGCACGCTTCGACGTACCCATGTCGGACGGGAAGAGTCGGGGGGTGCGGGAAACTTGTACCGGATCAGCTTTGAATGTGAAATTATGGATTATACCACAATGGAGCTTGCAAGCCATGCCGATATGAAAGACCGTGAAATGAAAATTAGCAATGGGGGCTTACCGGAGAAGGCGGAAGACGAAGAACCTCTGTATCATCTATGATACAACGCCTAAAAGCTAAGGCTTAGTTGACTTATATCGTCTTTTTTTGAATCAGGCTTTTTGCCCTCTTTTAATTGCTCGTAATATGATAAATTCTCCGATATATAAAAGATTCGTTTATAGATGTAGTTCTGATCAAGGAAGAACAGGTCATGACTCATACGCAAAAGAACATCCTCTAAGCGGATGCGCTTTTTATCATAAAGAAGGTAGAAAGTCTCTACCATCTTCCGGTCACGTATTTTGGTCATTTCAGGATTCCGCATAAAAAAGCATTATTATAGCGCAAATATACGGATTTCCAATGATTTGTCAAAATTGAATATAAGCCTGCGGGGGAAAGGCTATAAAAAGCCCCCAGCCTGTTAGTAGTAATACCACTCACGTACTAACAAAATGCGCTGTATCGCACAGCTGAGGGCTAATACCTTCTGCTGCGATACAGCGCATTTTTGTTTCATACATGAGTGGTGCGGCAAAGATAATCAAATTTGTATTATGAAAGTCATAGAGATATTAAACTTTAATCGGGAACTCCTGAAAAAATTACAGGATGCCGGAATAAGGCTTGAAGATTGTCACTATATCGATCTGTATGCGGATTATATGGAACTGTTAGGACATGGTGAGAAAGTGTCTTATATAGTCGCAGTATTATCTGACAAATACCTTGTCAGTGAGAGAAAGGTGTATAGTCTTATCAAGCGTTTCCAAAGTGACTGCAAAACGTTTGCAGTGTAAACGGCTTCATGTATCGTGCCGAATTGACAGCCCCGGAGTACTTTTGTCCCAAACTCAAAATTATTAGTTATGGGAAAATATACGTATAAACCGCAATATGGCGTTATCGTCATTTGCACAGATGAAAAGGAACAGCAGGCTATTTATGAACGCCTGAAAGCTGAAGGTTTAACTTTAAAGGTAGTAAGTGTATGAGAGTAGAAGTACGACACCATTGCAGCGATTTTGACAGCTATCGCGCTGCAAGGGTAAAGAGCCTTTTCAATGCGGAAAAAGGATGTGATTGGGAAAAGGTAGCTGAATTGCCCATCGAGGACAAGGAATGGCAAATAGGTTTGATAGTCGGACCGTCAGGAAGTGGAAAAACCAGTATCGGAAGCAAAATCTTTAACGAGCCGATTTATGACCTTTACTCCGGTTGGGACAGCAATAAACCTATTATTGACTGCATCGCTCCGGACGGGGATTTTAATACAGTCACTGGAATGCTTTCGGCTGTAGGTTTGGGTGATGTTCCGGCATGGTTAAGACCTTTCAATGTACTGTCGAACGGTGAGAAATTTCGCGCTGGTTTAGCCCGTTTGGCTTGCGAACGTCCGGAGCGTGCCGTCGTTGATGAATTTACGTCAGTGATTGACCGTCAGATTGCGAAAGTGGGTGCGGCAGCATTCTCAAAAACTTGGAGACGTGGCAAGGGTAAAATTGTCCTTCTGTCCTGTCATTATGATATTATTGAATGGTTGCAGCCGGATTGGGTGTACGATACTGCGGAGGCACGCTTTTACGAGCGTGACTGTCTTCGGCAACGCCCAAAACTCGAACTTCAAATTTATAAAGTCAGGGGAACTGTATTCCCAAGACTGTTTAAACAGCATTATTATTTAGACCTGCCATTGCCTGTTGCCGCGGAATACTTCGTAGGCTTTATAGGGAATGAACCTGTGTGTCATTTGGCGGTAGCCCCCCTTTTCACGGCTGGCGCATATCGCTCGACCCGCTTGGTGGTTATGCCGGAGTGGCAGGGTATCGGAGTTGGCACTAAATTCTTAGCTGCAGTATGCGAGTATCACCTGAAGGGGAATGGACGTTGCGGGAAAAAGCTACCTGTATTTTTCCACACTTCACACCCCCAGTTATGCGGGGCTTTGCGACACTCAAAGAAATGGGTACAAACGGGAGCCAGCCTTTATGGCTCGAATAAGGCGAGAAGTGCAAGTTCGATGGCAAAGTCCATGCAGAGAAAAGGAAAGTCCGATAAATGTTCTACCGGATACGGAGGTCATTTCAGAGCAGTACAGGCATTTAAATACATTGGGGAATATGATCATCAAGATATTGGGAAATAAGGACTCACAGGCTTACAAAATGGCGGAAGCCTGTGTACGTGAGAAAGGTCACCGTGTTTGGAACGAAAGCACCGGAGTGTATGATCTAGCCATTGCCCCGCTTCTGACGGAAAAGGTGTCGGTGGAAGTGTTGAAAGAACCGCTTTACGGGACATTGATATTTCACCCGTCACCACTGCCGTATGGACGTGGCGCGTCTTCAATCAAATGGGCTTATAAACGCCAAGAACCAATCACTGCCGCCACATGGTTTTGGGCAGATAACGGACTCGATACGGGTGATATATGCGAACAGGAAATAATCAAAATAGATTATTCAGCCCGTCCGCGTGATTTTTACGAACGTGATATTCTGCCCGCTATGGAAAGGACGCTGGTACGTTGCTTGGATAACATTGAAATTGGGTATATACGGAAAATACCACAGGTGGAAAACTATTCAAGCTATGACAAGCGGTTATAAACATTCATCCAAAAAGAGTATGAGTATGTTAAAAGAGGAAATTACAAGTACAACTGCCGGATATACAGTAAATGCGCCACAATGGGTGACTACATCCACGCAAGCACCAGAGTTTAAGTCCTTTTATAAGACCGTCTCCGGAAATGAAGGGAATAAATGTAATTATCCGACACGTTTAGACCTTTACGGCTGTGGATGCTTTCACGACTGTTCTTATTGCTATGCAAAGTCGCTTCTTAATTTCAGGGGATTGTGGCATCCTGATAACCCGTCCGTTTCCCGGACGGACAAGGTAGAGAGGAAAATCTGCAAATTAGAGCGGGGAACAGTTGTGCGTTTGGGTGGAATGACTGACTGTTTCCAACCCTGTGAAGCGGTTTACAGAGAGACTTATAAGGCTATTCAGAATCTTAACCGTCAAGGGGTGCATTACCTCATTGTGACAAAATCATCAATGGTGGCAGATGACAAATATATCCGGTTGATGGATAAGAGACTGGCACATATACAAATATCTGTGACTTCCACGGATGATGTTCTTTCACGTTCATTTGAGAAAGCATGCCTACCGTCCGCGCGGATTAAAGCCATTGAGAAATTGCAGGGACAGGGTTTTGATGTGGCTGTCAGGTTATCCCCCTTTATCCCGCAATTTATTGATTTTGGCGTTCTGAATAACATCAGATGTGATAAGATCCTAGTGGAGTTCCTGCGAGTAAGTACGTGGGTGAAGCAATGGTTTGATATTGATTATTCTGAATACACTTTGAAGCATGCCGGGTACAATCACTTGCAGCTGGAACGAAAAATCGAATATCTAAATAAGATTTCAGGGTTCAGGGAGATTTCGGTTTGCGAGGACGTGGATAGTCATTTTCAGTATTGGAAAGAGAATGTAAACCACAGCCCGAATGATTGCTGTAATTTGAGACTATAAAGTTAAGCCGCGCAAAGTTCTTTTTCTTGCGCGGCTTTTTTCGAATAGATAATCATTTGTAGAATATGTATTTTTCTTCGCAATAAATACAATGATTTTCCTTGCAATACTTCTCAACTGCTTTGCGCGTTTTAAAGTCTTTTATTTTTCCATCTTTTGATTGAATATGTTCCACATTAAAGTCCTTGTCTATCTTTAGAGGAACAAACCTTGTTTGAGTATTAAATCGATTCATGTTTTTAGTTATGATTTTATTTCTTTTTCCATTAATCTTAAAATCCTGTTGAACTCACTACGACTCATATTGGTAGGCACAAAAGATGCTTTTACCTGTTCAAACGGACGAAGATAATGTTTCAATGTCTCTTGAGCTTCCTCCCTTGCCTTTTGGGCACACTTTTCAATATATTCTTCATCTGTCATATTATAATCAGTAACAGTGTCTATCACCGTTGAGAATCGGCATAAAAGCCCATTTTTTTGTCTCGCTATAAAGCCCATATCAATTTAGTTTTTATTCAAATTGACTAAAGTTCATAAAGGCATACATCCCAGCATTACATAATACTGCAATAATCAGTTCTCTATCCCCAACGGCAGGTGATAAATTCAAGCTATCACTTTTGCCAGTTCCAATTGTCACTATCTCTTCCGTACCTACCAAGCAAAATCCAGCTGAAACAGGTTTTGCACCATCTATTTTTATTGTAGAATGGGTTATGTGGTCGGGAAAGATAATAGGCATTTTAGAACCTGTATTCATTTCTTGAAATACAATATACTTCATATTAACTCCTTTCTATTCTGTTATTAGTCAATTATCAAAATTTCCCGATATGCAATGTCTATCTCATTCGTCTTCTCATTCTCATTGAAACAATAGCAAAGAAACCATTTCAACGCACCTTCATTCTCATATTGTGCTTTCCACATTTTACCATTATAGAGAGCTGACGGTTGAGAACGAGTATAATCCATGAGTATTTCAAAATCAAGTCTACTCATCACTGCATGAGTATCATCAATTAGTATCAAGTAAGTTGGCGGCTGTTGCCAACACATCCCATAAGGATGCGTCATAGGTGGAATAATATTATCTTTATTCATTATTTTATTTGTATTGAGGATTATTCGGTAGCCTTTTTGATTGCATCACATAATACATCATAGGCAGGTTCTTCTACACAAACATACTTTAGAGCTTCTTGGCACGCTTTTAATAATTCAGGAGCAGCAGCTATAAGTTTTGCCCTTTCACGCTGTCTTTTAGTTCCATTTTTGTGCCCTCCAAGAGGAAAGGCTACAACAGCTAGAGGAAACTCTACGGATGTATCTTCTTTTATAAGGATTGCACCATCAGGAAAATTCGTAGTAATTGTTTCGACTGTTTTCCATTTTACTAAATCGTCTTTTTTATTCATATTTCATTGAACTTGATTTTATTTTTGGTATAACTTCGCTCCTGTTTTCTCTTTTACCCTCCATAGGAAGTCCGCACTCTCATCACTTTCTACCGTCAATATTACTGCGGCTAATCCCGGTGTTTTCGGTTTGCAGAAAAGTAAGTCACAGGGCTTGTCGTAGTAATTCCAGTAATAAATAAGCTCCGAGAGTCGGTCTTCATCTATTTGGATAATGAATTTAATAGGGGGACGTTTCATTTTCTTTTAAAGAAGTCTTATAGGCTTCTTCCATGCGTTCAATCTCTTCCACACATTGCAACCATCCGGGAAAGCCTCCGATATTTTTGTCATCGATATAACAATGAGCATATATTTTTTTTCCGCCATCTCCATACTTCGCTACATTTTTAGGATCATGGTCATTTACCCGGTCAAATGGAATTTTGCGTTCTAGCAGCCAGTTGATAGCGTTCAATAACTGCTCACCAGTACGGCATGTCCAAATAATGATTTTATGTCCTTGGTCATGTAATTTTCGGAGTGATTCACCAGCGTATGGCTGCTCCCCATCAATAGCCGGGAACTTTCCCCGGCTAATAGTTCCATCAAAATCTACAGCGATAATCATAAACGACAGAATGAAGGTTCAATACGACGCCAGACTCCATTTTCGTCACGCTTATGAAAATAGTAGTTGGTGGCTGTTTTATATACGACATTACTTTCCTTAAATAGTTGCATGATAGAGGCATATTCTTCATCGAAACGTGATTCCAGTTCATACAACTTGCTAATAGACTTATAGTCCAAATCACCCTGTCGGTTACGTTCAAGAAGCGTCATTGCCATTTGATACATCGGATCATCGACCCCTTTTTCTGAATGATTAATATAGTTCTTCAGATAATCTATCAATCGTTCGGCTGCAAGATCAGCACGCTCGTCAAAGCTTTTGACCTTATTGCTTTTTACTTCCAGTTTGAAATTTCCGTCTACTACTGAAAAGGTGGCAGTTTCTTCACCTTGACGAAGGCGAAGTTGACCGTATTCACGCATTACGTTACGGAAAGCTTTGCTTTCACCCACAATCCAATCATAAAAGCCCTGAACATTATTCACTACTGGCATGAGTTTGCTTTCCACATCGAACATGAATTGATGTCTTAGTGCTTCATAGGTTTCTCTACGGCTGATTAAATCGACCTTTTCCTCTTCCTTCAATTTACGGAGCAATTCCGCTTTTTCTTCTTTTGACAATTTACTAATATCCATATTATTAAGTTTTAAATGATTAATTACAATTTGATTTTATATACTTCTTTCAGTTCTCGTTCCTTATTTTCCGCTTCAATGATAAGCGATGATCTCCGGTCTACTAACTTCGCAAACTCGTTACGATCCATATTTCCGGCAAACAGTTTCTCATGTATAGCATCCAGTTCACCGGGAATCCTGTCAAGTCGATCCAGTAACTCGTTAATCCGGTTGATCCGGTGTTGTTCCGCACTAATATCCGCCATCTTCTTTCTTTTTTAATATTGATTCCAGCTTTGGGATCAGCAGGAGAAGTTCTTCCCCATCCAGTTCGCGAAATTTCTTTCCTGCTATCCGGGTATCAAGGCAGAACGCATTTACAGCCCCCCAATCTGTTGTATCGACCCCGATCTGCTGCACTCTCTTCAGGACAGCCGACCTGCGTCTTCTTATTTCCCGTTCGGTGATGGTCAAATCCCGGTTTTCTTTTTTCGCACCGTTCAAATACCCACAGAGATACATTGCTTCGCTGTATGTCAACTCTTTTGTGGTATTTGTCCGTCCGTCCGTTAGGTCTAGCAGGATAGCCCGCTTTTGTTCGTCATCAATGCCTTGTGCGCTGTATATGATATGCAGGCGTTTGATAAGGCTTTTACTGATAGGTTTCTTCGTTTTCTGTTCCATCATTATCGCTTTTAATATTTTCAATCCAATGTTTTTGATACCCTTCCGCCCATACTATGTAATATCCGCGTGAACCTCCTTTGCCACGTCCGATAAATGTTGCCTTGAAATGTTCCACGTAAATTCTTTTAAAACTGTCACGTTTCACGTCATAGGCTGTTTTTCCTTCCACCTCGCGCCCGTCCACATGCGAGATAAAGACAAATATCTTTCGTGGATACTTCTTGCGCAGGCGGATTATTTCGGGGGCTTTCGCGCCCCCTTGCTGCTCGAAGTATTGTATGGAATCTATCATTATCACGTCCGGGCTGCGTTGCTTTGACAAGTATTCGTCCAATTCTGTGATGGTGGCTTCATCCGAATAGATTATATTATTTGTTTTACTATGAATGCCGACACTAAGAACGGAATTTACGAAGTCGTCACACGCACCCATCTCCAGTGTTAAATAAAGAACCCGAAGTCCCATTTCATCAAATTTGCGTGCCAGTTGTAGAGCGAAAGAACTTTTTCCTTGTCCCGACTTTCCGTAAATGATCCAGCAACCGGATCTTTCCGGACGACCGAATGCCAGATACCATTCACCATCAAAATCTATATATTCATGTCGGATGTCTTCTAGGTTCTTCTGACTCCAAACTTTCATGCCAGTTCTCCACGTTCGATTTGTTGCTTGATAATACGGTCTTCGATCATTCCTGACAGTTCGCGCAAATCATCGGTAAACCAAACAAACTTTCCCGGTACAGGCTCTTTTTTCTCTTTGTTCAGCTTTCCCCAAATGGTCTCCTGTTCTTCCATATCGTTGATCCCGTTTGCCGCACAAATAGCTTTAACGTCTTTCTTTGTCGCTCCAAGCAATGTGATATAGTTCCGGCAAAATCTACCGTCGATTTCGTCATATCCTTCTATACGACCAACATAACGCTTGATATTACGTTCCAGCGTCTCTGTCCCGGCTACGATAGCCCCCATACGGTGCAAAGTGTCATCATATAACGGTATCAATGTACAAAGGGCACTGTGCGCCAATTTCCCGGCATCATCAAGGATTAACAAAGGTGATTTACCCGCCATGCGATTGAAGTGGGAAACGATTAAGTCCATTAAGTCGTCGTTATCCATGTAACGTGTTACCGTTTCCCCCATACATGTTGCTAACTTGGTCAGAAATTTACGTGCTGTCCACTTCCGACATTTCAGATAGACCACCGAGTTATCTGCACTCATGTTATAAAGGTCTATGAGAGATTGTGTCTTTCCACTTCCGGATCGGGAGGATATACACATCCATTTATGATTCTTCTTGGCTGCTACAACCGCGGTACGTACCTGCTGGTAACTGGTGACGCTTTCCACCACATTCCAAGCGTTCTCGTAATAATTAAGACCGGAAGCAATCTTTTCAGCGATAGAGTCTTCATTCGCCCCATATTTCCCGCTTCTGAATTGAGACATGGCAGTATCCGATATCCCACATTTCCGTGCCAATTCCGTTGCAGATGATCCACGGTTGATTAACTTCCCTATGTACGTTTTTAATGCTTGATTATCCATATTGTATATCTTTTTAAATTGTTTTTAAATCATCTTGAAAAATTCATGTCCAGCGGGTTATAATCGTAATCGTCATCATCTCCAGTGGAAACCATTACGCTTTGTTGGGTAATACGCTGGGTTACTTCCGTAAAGTCCGCGTCCATGGCATCATCCCTCATTTTTGACCGGACGTCCTTATGCTGCCCTAAACTGTCAGTAATCAAGTATCGGTCAAGAACTGTTGCCGCAGCTATTTCAGGGATACGCTGACAAATGGTAGTGATTCGTCTGTCTACGTCTTTCACTTTCTCTTTTACTGTTTCCACCATTTCATTGTTGAACCTGTCGACACGTGTCCGGTATTCAAAATGTTCCGGTTTCTGATCAGCCAAAGCCATCGGAACTTTAATATCACGTTGCAGCACGTATTGCAATGTCCCAATCTCCTTGTCAACACGACCGGACTTCAGGCGTTTTGCGTTCGATACAAGCACCTGACTCATATCGTCCGGGTCAAAGCGCACTATCCAGTCTTCGTTGTAATGGTCGCGAAGAGAAAGGTCGAAGCTGTCGAAGCAGATTCGTTCACCCATGAACTCGATAAACATGCCCGAACCAGTAATCTTATTTGTGCGTCCGGTAGTTTCCCCCATAAGCATCAAATATTCCTCAATGCCGAAAGGCATTTTACGTGCTTCTTCGGTGCGTTCCCACGCTGCGCGGTAAGCGTCTATCTTCTTTGCCCGTTCTTGCGCTATAATAGCCTCTAATTGCCCTATAACGGTGGCTTCGTCAGGAATGAACTTGTGATTTTGATTTAAGACTTCCAAATTAGGCTGATTATCCTTGTCAGAAGTGATACCAAAGCCTGACCAGTTCGCCTGTTTTTGGCAGTATTCCACATTCAGGTGTTTGAAATAGGGTTCTACTACTTTAGACTTTGCATTTCCCAACGCGGCTGGTGTATAGTATTTAGTCATAGCTTCATAGAAAGGAACCATCACCTTCTTTTGATAATTGTCGCTTTGTAGCTGTAAGGGCTTATAGCGTTCTCCAAATAGTTCCTTAGTATGTTGCACTGCGTTTCGTAATGCTTCACGAATAAGAGCAGGTGATTCATGATCGCCAATGGCATACCCTACCGGATATTTTTCACATGCGTCAAGTACGACTACCATCGTTTTCCGGTTGGTATAAGTGGTGTACATATATCTCTTTTCCTCACCGTTTTTCTTTACCGTTTTGGGAGTCTTTTTCTGATAGAACAGTTCCGCATCCCATCCGTCCAGCGTCCAGTAAGTAAGTGCTTGTGTCGGGGCTTCGCGGTGTATCTGCTTCATGCGTGTGTTCTTCAGGGCTTTGTCTCCCTTGTTTCCCGCCATTGTTGTGAGGGCAAATTTTTGTCTCCAGTTCTCAACGGTGGTAGGACTGTCAATCGGTTTCCAATCCATCAGGGAAGCCACCTTATTGTATTCTTCCATGATTTGAACATTATTCAGATTGTTATGCATACTGATTAACTTATGCATCACCGCCTTTGCGTCCTCATTCATTACGACTGCCGCGTATTTGTTGCCATACGATTTGTGAATGACACTGCGATAGCCTTCTTCCTCACTGATCCGTCGTGCTGCTTCATATTGCTCGCATTTACGTTTCAAAGATTTCCAGTTCTTTGGTAGGTTATGAGGAAAAATATCACGCCCGTTCGGGTCTTTCAATGTTAGTAAATCATTGCTCAATTTGCAAAGTTTTTCCCAAACATTGATTCGTGTACTTCCCCCACCTATCGAGTTAACTTTACGACCATCGCGAAGGGAAAGGAGCGCATTCATTATGCGCACATTAAGGGTATATTCGTCAACCTTCGCAGGCGGAAGTTTCTTATCACCATCATAGCGGTATTTCACACTGAAAAACTCATAGGCAGCGTTACCGTAGACAATAGCATCTTCCAGTATAGACTTCCGTGTTTTAGTAGCAATTTCCGCACGAGGGTCACCCTTACGTACAATGTACTCTTTCTTTACGTCCTTTCTCATGGTTTCAAAATCTACTAGGGCAGGACATCCGGGAATACCACGACGAAGTACGATAAGTTGTCCGTTCCTCGCCATCGAATAGTATGTTCCTTCAGGAATGAATCCGTCTTCACTCCCAACTTTCGTTTTAGGATTAAAGATGATTAATTCATTTGCAAACACGCAAATCCGATTATTAAATATCTCAGCCATTATATTAATATTATTATTTGTGCAAGTTCCGGCACTGCCCCGGAATTGTAGCTACTTCCAAATCTTTCTGCCATTACCTATTGAAATACATGGCAAATTCAAATTAATAGTTGCTATCCTGAAGGAAGTTCTATTCTTGCGTTCCGTTATTGGTTATTCGACCTTAGTTCTCGTTCTATGACAATAATTACAGAAAGTATTGTTATTACAGTAGCCGCCCACATGTTTGATGGCTCAACCTCTATCCGGTCAACTAATGCGATAGCAGTGACTATACCGACTCCTACCATCACGTTTTGAATAAATCTAATAGTTCTCATATCGCAGATAAATTATTGATTAATAATGTTTGTAGCATTTCCAC